AGGTACGCGCGGAACTTGCCCCCTGGGTACATGCCGGCCTCGCGCACTGCGCTAGTTGCGGCGGACGCATCGAAGCCGGTGCCCCCTGGGATCTCGGGCACGACGACCGCAATCCGGGAAAGTACCTCGGGCCGGAGCACCCTAAGTGCAACCAAGGCAAGTCGGGCCGCAACAAGACTTCGCGCGAGTGGTAACGCTCACGCACGTAGCTCCGCGGGTGCGCTCTGTTCCCATCTTCACGGAGTCGCGCGCCGATGACGTCTTCGAGATGGCGGAGCGCGTCAAGTTCGAGCTCGACGCCTGGCAGCGCGATGTCATCGAAGGCTCCTGCGGTGTCATCGACTGCAAGTGGGCCGCGCTCGAGGTAGGACTGAACGTACCGCGACAGAACGGCAAGGGCGGCATCCTCGAGGTTGTCCAGCTGACTTCCATGTACAAGTGGGAGTCACAGCTAGTGATCCACTCGGCTCATGAGGCGATTACCTCCCGTCTCCACTTCGACCGGCTCTGGGGCTTGATCGACCGCACGCCGGACTTGCTGAAGCAGGTACATAACCGGCGGCCTAGCTACTCGCACGGGCAAGAGGGGTTTCGCCTAGTCGACGGGCGCCAGATGATGTTCCGTACCCGGACGAAGGGCGGCGGGCGCGGATTCGCCTGCGACCACCTCTTTCTCGATGAGGCGATGATCCTCCCCGAGGAAGCCCTCGCAGCGCTCTTCCCGACGTTGCGCGCGAAGGAGAACCCGCAGGTGTGGTACACGGGTTCCGCGGTTGACCAGGACTCCCATCAGCAAGGGCTCGTCTTTACGAGGCTCCGTCACCGAGGGCTAGCCGGGGATGACCCCAACCTCGTCTACTTCGAGTGGAGCCTTGACTACGACGATCCCGAGATGGTGCCGGAGTCGGTATTTCACGACCCGGACGAGTGGCGCAAGGCAACACCCGCCTGGGGTATTCGTATCTTCCCCGAGCATATGCACAAGGAGCTGAAATCGCTCCCTCGCAGAACCTTCGCGGTAGAGCTGCTCGGAGTCGGTGACTACCCCGATCCCGCCGGCTCGAGCGATTCCCCAATATCCGCGGAGCTCTGGGGCGAGTGCGAAGACGCGGAATCAAAGCTCCAAGACCCGGTGTGCTTCGGCTTTGACACCTCTCCCGGACGACGCACTGCGCTAGCAGCCGCGGGGAAGAACCAGTTTGGAGACTGGCACATCGAAGTTATCGAGAAGCTCCCCGGTGTTGATTGGGTGCCAGATAGGCTCGAGGAGCTCGAAGCGCAGCACGGCCCTCAGGCCATCGTGTGCGACGACCTCGGGCCGGCCAAGTCCATAGTGCCCGCGCTGCTAGAGCGAGGGCTGAATATCACTACCCTGGACTCCGCTTCTCACGCTCAGGCTTGCGGTCGTATGGTCGACGTCGTATCCGCGAAGACGCTCCGGCACGTTGGCTCGCTAGACCTCTGGAACGCAATCCGCGGAGCGAGAACCCGTCCCCTACTAGACCGCTGGGCCTGGAGCCGCAAGTCATCGACGGTAGACATCTCACCGCTCGTAGCTTCGACGCTCGCGCTCTGGGCAGCGATGGGGCAACCGGACACCACCGGGGAGGTTGAAATCTTTTGACGTATGAAGAGATCGCCGGCTCGGGGAGGGTTGTAGTTACAAGCCCCGCGACGCTCAAGCGCGCGCTCGAGATTCAGCGCTCCGACGACGACGGCACGACCGAGGACGTCTTCCAGTCCGCCATCACGGACTTCTGGAGCGGCCTCCAGGGCGCAGGCTTCAGCCCGCGCATAGGCGAGCGCGTCTGGGCCGCTAACCGCTGTATCCAGCTCAACTCCCAGCAGATTTCTTCGATGCCGCTGCGCTTCTTCGGTACGAGGGAACCCGTCTGGGTAGCGAACCCGGACCCCATCTGGTACCCGAACGGCATCGGTGACGCCGTTGCTGCCATCGTCCGTTCCATGTACGGCTACGGGGACGCCTTCATCTACCTGACATCGAGCTACGCCGACGGCTTCCCCGCGGGCTGGACGGTGCTCGACCCCGCCAATATCACCGTAGGCGTAGCGGGGGGGCAGCGTTCCTACCGCTCGAAGCAGACTCCGCTCGACCCCGCTCGCGTAGTGCAGATCACGCGCGACCCCTCCGCCGGCAGCGTTCGAGGTACATCAGCGCTTCAGTCCTACGCAGCGCAGGTACTCGGGCTGACCGCAGCAGCCGACCTGGGGAACGTGATGAACGCCCAGGGGATGCCGAAGGCGGTACTGAAGTCGAAGCGCAAGCTGACGCAGGAGCAGGCGGAGGCGATTCAGAACCAGTGGGTGGAGCGCACTGCACTGAGACGCGGAGCTCCGCCCGTGCTGCCGCCGGAGATCGAGTTCGAAAAGCTCTCGTTCTCGCCGGCCGACTTGATGCTGCTCGATGCCCAGGAGTTCGACGCTCGAGCGATTGCAAGCGCGTTCGGCGTTCCTGCGTTCATGCTCAACCTGCCTCTGGAGGGAGGGCTTACCTACCAGTCTCCCGCAATGCTCGGGGAGCACTGGTGGCGCTTCGAGTTGAGTCCGATTGCCGGATTCGTCCAGCGCTCGCTCAGCTCGAACATGCTCCCGCGCGGCTCCTATGTGGAGTTCGACGCGAAAGCCGCTATCCAGCCCACGTTCAAGGAGCTAGTGGAAGCGTGGTCGATGGCGGTAGAGAAGGGGCTAGTCAGTGCGGAGGAAGCACGGGTGGCAATCTTCAAGCTCCCGCCGCAGCCAGCCGAGGAATCCATCATGGACCTCGCGACGCCACCTTCCGCCGGAGCAACCCCGGCCCAACAGACGGCGAGCGTAGTCGCGCTTCGCCCGAGCCAAGGAGTGTCTCAATGAGCGAAGAGCTAGACGGCCAGGTCATCCACCGCGAGTTCGCGGTCGACCTCGAGGCCTCGGGCGACGGGCGCACACTCGACCTGCGCGTGGTGCCGTACAACGTCGCACAGCGCGTAGTCGACCCCGTGCATCGCGGGGGCACCGGCATCCCCTACGAAGAGATGTGGATGCCGGGAGTCTTCGACAAGCAGCAGAACGCAGCCAACCGCGTCCTGATGAACTTCGAGCACCAGCCCGGTGTAGGCGGCGTCGTCGGGCGCGGAGTGGAATTTCGGGATAGCGACGAGGGTTTCGAGGGCTCCTTCCGCATGCTCTCTCAGCAGGACGCCGACAAGGCGCTCGAGCTGGTGAACGAGGGCGTGCTCACCGGCGTCTCGCTCGAGGCGAAGCCGCTCAAGAGCATTCGCGAAGACGGAGTGGTGAAGCGCGTCAAGGCGCACCTCGACAACATCGCGCTCTGCCGTGAGCCTGCGTTTGAGGGGGCGCAGGTTCTGGCAGTGCGCGAGGCACCGCCGGAGGAGCTTGAGCCGGTCACAGTCGAGCTCAACTCCGACGTCGACGCCCGCCTCGAGCGGCTGGGGTTCTCCTCTCTCGTCTCGCGGACAGTCTCGAAGGCTCCCTGGAGCGATACACGAGAACGGTTCACGGACGAGCAGTGGGCCGCTTCCTGCCTCGCGGCAGAGAAGCTCCCGGTGCTCGAGCCGGACGGCTCCATCTCCCTCGAAGCGATTCAGCGCGCCGCGAAGCAGATAGCGGGCGGGCGCATCACTCTCGGGCATACCGAGAAGGGCGACGCCGCACGTAGGCTCATTCGCTACTACGGTGTGGCGAAGCTCGACGTGCCAGATTCTTTGCGCAACGTCGCGAAGTCATTGTAGAATCCCCCTAGTAAGGCGCACCCCGCCGAGGACACCCCGAGATATCGGCACCTCCTCGTAAGCGGCACCCGCCGGGTAGAGCAACTTCAACCCAACGGAGGTGCGTGATGGCGCAAGCTGTCATGGGAGCCACAAAGATGCGCATGGAGCGTCTCGGAGACGAGCGCGACAGGACCGCATCGAAGCTCCAGGACTTGATCGACCTCGCGGAGGACGAGAAGCGTTCTCAGAGCGAGGGCGAGCGGGCCCAGGCAACGAAGTACCGCGAGCAGATCGCGGAGTACGAAGAGGAGATCATCCTTCTCGCAAGCGACGTAGAGCGGCAGGACGCCGCTGTAGACGTCTCGAGGGTGCTGCGCTCGGACGAAGGCGACGGAGAAGGCGACGGCGAGAGCGGTATCCGCCGCTACGCCACTCCCCGCTCCAACGGCCCTAGCGTCTACCGCTCGTTCGCGGAGTACGCACGGGACAAGCTCATCACGGACGAGAAGTTCGGCAGCCAGATCCTCCCGCTGGCCGGGGGCGATCCCAACGCCATCAGGATGCAGGCGGAAGAGCGGCTCGAGCGCACGTTGCAGAACGTGACCTCGACGACCGTTGCGGGCCTCATCAACCCGACGCACATGACGGACATCCTCGACATCATCGACCGTTCGAGGCCCGTCGTGGATTCTGGGCGGGACGTTCCGTTGGACAGGGGCTCGATGACGTACCCGGTCATCGGTACGCGCCCGAGCGTCATCCTGCAGTCGGCTGAGAAGACGGAGGCCGGCACCGTCGCGCCTACCGTCTCGAGCTCAACGCTGACGGCGAACACCTACCTCGGTGCCGTGAATATCTCCTGGCAGGCACTGAACTGGTCGAACCCGGACGTGCTCGCGCTCTACCTCGACCTCGCGGCCGAGGCATATGCGAGGCAGACCGAATCCGTCGCCTGCGAGGCGATGGAGACTTCCGCTATCGGCACGGTCGGTACCGCCTCCGGGCGTCTCGGCACCGCCGGTACGGAGTCATTCGGTCAGTGGCGCGCGGCGGTTATCGCGGGCCTCTCCGGCATCAACACCGCGACGGTTTCAAGGCACAGGACGAACACCCTGTACCTGTCGGCCAACCGCTTCTACCAGCTCGCGGCACTCGGCACCGACCAGGTGGTGCAGATGTCACCGATTGGGAGCCTGGACGTCGGCTCGATGACCGGGAACTTCTTCGGCCTGAGAGTCATCGGTTCCCACGGCTTCGACCAGGACACCGCGATCATCGGGGACTCCGGAGCTCTCCTCATCGGAGAGAACGCCGGCAGCCCGGTCGATCTGAGGGTGGTCGAACCGCGAATCGGCGGATACGAGGTGGGGCTTATCGGAGCCTTCAACGCGGTTGTGTTCGACGTCAACCGCTTCTTCCATCTCGGTACGCATCTCTAGTAGCGGAGTGAGTAGGGGGGCTTCGGCCCCCCTACTGCTTAGGAGGCCCATGCCCGGTATCCAGCTCGTACTCGGCGGTAGCGCGAAGGTGTACTGCGTCCACGACCGCGAGAAGCGCCTGGTGGCTACGCCCGACGACTGCGTGCGCATCGCTCGAGAAGCCGGGATGGTGCTGCTGGCTAGCCCGAAGTTTCAGACTTGCGGCTGCTGCGAGAACGTCTTCGCAAGCGCCGACGACATTCCCCAGCTCTGCCACGGATGCAGCCGGACTCACGTTCATGCGCTCGGTGGCCCTATATCGGCACCAATCGAAGGAGTGCTCTGATGGCGAAGAAGTACCTATGCGAAAACCCCGCCTGTGCGCTCGGCACAGTCGGCAATCCGGGGCGCTTCTCGGGCGGCATCGAGAAGGAGCAGGTTCACGTGCTCACCGGCCGGCCGGTAGAAGAGCTGAAGTCAGGAGTGGACTACGGCGCGGGCTTCTGCCCTAACTGCAGCCACAAAGGAACGGAGGCGTAATGGCTCAGATGTGCCCGGACGAAGGGCTAGACCTCTGGCTAGGTCAGTTCCCGCTGAACACGGCCAAGTACACGTCACCACTGGCGCTGAAGCTCTTTACGTCCCAGACCGCTTCGACGGTGATTACGCACGCTCAGACCATTGCGAACATCACCGAGACGACGTACACGTCCTACGCCGACCAGGCACTCGCGGCGGCGACATGGGGAGCTCTAGCGGAGCGCGCCGGCAACACAGGGCGGCAGACCACATATCCGCAGGTCACGTTCCCCACGGTGGGGGCGTCGGGAGCCACCATCAACGGCTTCTACGTCACGAACAACGCGGAGACGGTGCTGTTCCCAGGGCAGGCCAACTTCGATGACGTGACCGCTGTGGTTCTCCTCACTAACGACGTCATCAAGGTGACTCCGACGATTGCACTGCTCCACTGATGAAGCGCCTAGCCCTTATCCTCGGACTCTCGGCCTTTCTCCTGCTCGTCACCGCCGCCTCTGCCGAGGTATCCGGCTGGCACAAGACATCCGAGACGGACGCCACGATCACCTTCGGCTGGACGCCTGCCCCGGAGCCGAACTCGGACGGATACCGCTTCTACGTCAACGGGGCGCGCGTCTCGAACACCGCCGACCCGCTGGCTAGCTCGGTGACGTTCTCGAAGGTGCCGAACGCGCTTTACGGCATCACCGAGCTCTTCAAGGGCCCGCTCCACGAGTCGGACGGGGTTGACCCGACGCCACCGCCGCCACCTCCACCGCCTCCCCCACCGCCACCTCCGCCCCCACCGGGGCAGCAGATCATCCGCAACAACGCGAACTGGACATGCACCGGAGCCGTCGACCTCGAGCTCGTCCGCCTCACGGGTAGCTTCAACGGGGACGCGATCAATCTGCGCTCTGGCTGCACGGGGCACATCGAGCGGCTGGAAGTCTTCGGAGACTTCAACGACTGCATCAAGGTGAACCCACCCGCACCCGCACCGCACGACATCACCGTCGAGTCGGGCTACTGCCGCGCCACCGGGCCATCGGGCGGACACTTCGACGGCATCCAGATGGGCGGCGGACGCGACATCACGCTCCGCAACTTCGTGATGGATTGGTGCTGCACGGGCGGCGGCAACGTCTTCATCCAGAGCTTCAACGGCGGCGCGCCCGTCAACTTCCTGTGCGACCACTGCGCCATCGGGCCACGGCACGCGAACCAGGTGCGGACTCCGTTCGATGCGAGCTCGGGCGTCAGGAACTCTCGGGTATGCGTTCCCTCGAGCGGTCGCGCTGTCTACCTACCGGCTTCGGGGGACAAGGGCGGCAACGTGAGCCCTGCGGCGAATAGCCCGCTGTGCACGTTCGAGTCCATGCTCGACTACGTCTCGGGCTAGATGGCGCAAGTAGCTTTCGCAGCGGCCGGCGCGGGAGCGGAAGTCAACGCCAACACGTCTCTCGCGGTTCCGTACCCCGCCTCCGTCGCGGCCGGCGACCTGCTCGTGCTCGTCAAGTGCGGCGGCGAGCACGCGATGGGCTTCGACAACCCAGGCGGCTCATGGGCGCGTCATCCCGGCGTTCCGGCAGACGTGGACATCGGCACCGTGGCGACCATCGGCGCTACCTGCATTTCCGTCTGGTACGTCTGGGCCGACGGCACCGAGACGGGCGACCTCGCTACCACCTGCACGACGTCGACCAACAACCACGCGGGCCGCATGTTTCGCTACAACGGCTTCGTATCTACCGGCTCCGACCCCTTCGTCGGTAGCGCCACCGCCTCGGGCACCGACGCCTCTATCGAGTCACCCGCGACCTCCGCAGCGGCAACGGCAGACAACGACATGGGCCTGCTCGTCTGCGTGCTAGGCGATGACAACGCAACCGGCAACTGGGACGAAGCCGCAGAGTCGGTGGAGTGGACGGAGAGCGTGGCGGAGTTCCTCGCAGGCCTCGGTAACGACACGGCCATCACCGTCAACCACGCAGCAGGAGTCACCTCGGGCAACGTCATCAACGCGAACCTCGAGACGATGGCTGCGTCGGATCCGTGGTGGGTGCTGACCTGCATCGTCAAGGAAACCGCTGGAGCCGCTGTAACGGAGATTCCCTTCCTCGTGATGGCCCGCCGGAACCGAAGATAGGAGAAAACAATGCCGAGATGCGCAGTAGCAACACGAACCTCCGCGGTGCCGACGACCGTGCGCGGTCCTTCCGTCTATGCCACAGCGGGCGTCCGACCGAGTATCACCAAGATTGAGGTCTACAACACCACCGTTACCGCTTGCACGGTCGGAATCGCTCGAGCGACTGCTACGGGTACACAAGGCGCAGCGCTTACCGAAGTTCCTATGTCGGACGACTCCCATACCGTCATTGCGACGGGGTTCAACACCCATACCGCCGATGCCACTGTAGGTGCCGCGATAGTGCAGGCATCGCTCGCCGCCGCTGTCGGCTCAGGAGTAGTGTGGACGTGGAATGTGGGCGAACTCGTCATCGACAATGCAACTACGGCGGGCATCGTCATCATCTGCCCTACCGGCACCGGGCAGCACCTGGACTTCAGCATCGAATGGGACGAGTAAGCGAGTAGGGCGTGAGCCGTACCCGCTGGGTTCTCCGTCCGCAACCGAGGCAGAAGGCTAGCCAGACACGGATAGTCACGCCTCCCGCAATAGCCGCGGGGGGTATCACCTACGAGAAGACGAGCTCACTGTTCGCGGCCTCTGTGCTCGCAGGTGCCGACGTCTTCGAGGCCAGCGAGCTAGGCAGCCTTACCCCCGATACCAGCTCCAGCGGCGCCGACGCCTTCACGGCTTCGGAGCTAGGGAGCCTGACTCCCGATACGTCTCTCAGCGGCCTAGACGCCTTTACAGCAGCGGAGACGGGCAGCCTGCTCTCTAGCGCGTTCCTCAGCGGTGCTGACGTATTCACCGCAGCGGAGACGGGCACGCTCATGGCCTCCGCGTTCCTCGCGGGGGTCGGGACGAAGGAAGGCGCGTACCTCAAGGCGGGTTCGCTCATCGCTTCCGGGGTACTGGCAGGAGCGGACGTCTTTACCGCAGCAGAGACAGGGGCTCTAGTCGCTGCGGCGTTCCTGGCTGGCTCACGTATCCGCGAGAAGCCGCGCACGGGCGCGCTGACTCCCGATACGAGCCTCAGCGGAGCAGACGTCTTTACGGCCGCGGAGCTGGGTACGCTCATGGCGGCGGCTCAGATAGCGGGCGGTAGGAACATCACGGCGAACCGCACCGCCGCACTCTTCCCGCGCGGATTCATCAGCGGCATCGGCTCCATTACGTCTTCGCTCGTGATGCTCGATGCGATATACACGGGCCACATTGCGGGAGTGCTCACCGGCATGATCGACGGGCGCGAGGAAGGCCACATCTCGGACACCGTAGGCGGAGTGATACCGGAGGACGTGACTGAATGACAGTAGTTGTCTCACTCGAGGATTACAGACCAAGCCCGCGCTATGACTCCCTGCCCTGGACGCAGGCGCGTATCGAGGAGGGCACCGCTGCGGCTCCCGTCTCCTGGACAGTGCTGGAGACGCAGAACCTCTCCCCCGTCGACGCCGACCCCGCGAACCCCCAGTACCGCAACTTCACTACCGCGCTCGGTTCAGCAGCAGAGCGGTGGTATCGCATCGTGTTCCTCGATGCTGCTCTAGCTACCGCGCTACCGACGTTCCCGATTCAGAACGTCGAAGACGACCGGCCTGTCTACGCATCGGTAGCCGAGCTCGCGCTACTCCTGCGCGTCAACGCCACCTCGCGGCACAACTCCCTGATGCGCGTACTGAAGACAGCGGCGCAGGAGATAGACGACGAAGTAGGCGCTACGGACATCAACGGGTACACGACGCCGTACTCCAACCCTCCGCCGCTAGCTAGGCAAGTGAACCTCGAGCGCGCCGTAGAGCACTGGCAGCAGGAGCAGTCTCCCTTCGGCATCATCGGGCTCGGGGAAGTAGCTGGCGCGACTCATACGCCCCGCGACTCCTGGGACAGGCACGCGCATAAGCTCGCTGGATTGCGCGCCGTCTTCCCTATAGCGTAGAGTAGGGCGGCGTGGCTTCCCTCACCACCATCATGGACGCGCTCGCGGAGCAGTTGCAGGACACGCTATGCGGTACCGCGAACCCGCTCATCCCCGGACTCCAGGTAGACGGGCGGCTGGTGGCGAACCCCACGCCTCCGTCTATCGACATCTACCCCGGCGAGCCGTTCCAGGAAGCGCACAGCTACGGCCCCGGCAACAACTCCCTGTTCTTTTCCGTCAGAGCGCGAGTTCATACCGGCGACCACGAAGCGGGCCAGGACTTGCTGCTGTCGATGATGGACCCTGCCGAACCAGTATCGGTGCTGCAGGCCATTACCTCCGACGAGACGCTAGGCGGCATCGTGGACGACCTCGCGGTAGTGGAAGGCCCAAGCTCCTTCGGCTACTTCCAAGACCCCGGTTCTACCGACAACCGCCTGCTCGGCTGTATCTGGAGGGTTCAGATTCTCCCATGAGCAGGGTGCTCTGGATTAGCAACGCGCCGTGGACAGGCAGCGGATACGGGGAACAGACGGAGATGTTCACCCGCCGGTTCAAGGAGCTAGGGCACGACGTCGCGATAGCAGCGAACCACGGCCTCGACAACCGCGCGACGAACTGGCACGGCATCGAGGTGTACCCCGCGAAGGACGAGCCGGCGATAGAGACGTTCGCAAAGCACCACCGCGCCGACGTCGTCATCACGCTCTACGACGCCTGGGTGCTCCACCCCGACGCGTGGCCCGACGTGCGCATGGCGATATGGGCTCCCGTCGACCACTGGCCGATTCCGCCGGAAGTTCTAGCGGTGCTCCAGCACGAGCGCGTGACTCCGATAGCTATGAGCCGCTTCGGCGAGAGCTGGATGCTCAAGTTCGGGCTGACTCCGCTGTACGTGCCGCATGGCGTAGAGACGTCGGTGTTCCAGCCGGTTCCAGGCTGGCGAGAAACAGTACGCAAGATGCTCGAGATTCCCGAGGATGCGTTCCTGGTAGGGATGGTGGCGGCTAACGCGGGTTGGAATCCGGTAGCCGCAAGGAAGAGCTTCCCCCAGGCCTTCGATGCGTTCGGGCGTTTCCTGAAGCAGCACCCGGACGCCTACCTGTACGTGCATAGCCGCATGAACCCCGGCGGCAAGGGCCAGGACCTCGCGCGGCTGGCCAAGATCATGGAGATTCCCGAGGAGCGCATCCGTACTCCGCAGGCGAACGCCTGGCACCTGGGCATCATGGACAGCGCCTTCGTCGCCGGCCTCTACAACTCCTTCGACGTGCTCCTGAATCCCTCGATGGGCGAAGGCTTCGGAGTGCCAATCCTCGAGGCTCAGGCCTGCGGGGTGCCCGTCATCACCTGCGACCATTCCGCGATGACAGAGCTGACGCACGCCGGCTGGATGGCTCAGGGTGACCGCTGGTGGGATGAGCTCCAGTGCTCCTTCGGCATCATGCCCCGCATCGAGAGCATCGTGGAATGCCTTGAGCACGCCTACGAGCACCGCGACAACTACGAGCTACGCGAAGCCGCAGTGAAGTTCGCGCAGGGCTATGACGCCGACGTGGTTACCGAGAAGTTCTGGAAGCCCGTACTGCGCAAGCTCGCGGAGCCGGTGAAGGTAGCGCCGCTGAGCAACGGCAAGGAAGAGTCGCGGCAGGTACGTAGGGCGCGGGAGCGCGCGGAGGCGAAGCAGTGAACGCGACAGTACGACCGCGTGTAAACCCGTTCTGGCGCTCACGTCCCATTCGCATTGATCGCCTCCGCTGTTTTGCCGCCTACGCGCTTTCGGAGTCTGGGGCATCCGGCCGAGAGATCGGGGAGTTACTCGGGGTTAGCCATGCGACGGCGCAAGACTATGCCTTCTACGGCCAGAAGTGGTTTGAAGAGGGTTTGGTCCCATGAACATGGCGCAGCAGCTTCCCGGTTACGGCCCGCCTACGCCAGTGCGTATCTTCCAATGGCAGTCCGAGTTTGAGACAGTGCTGGAGCTCTACCGCCGCTTCGCTCCGCGCAAGATTCTAGAAGTCGGCACCTACCACGGCGGCACGCTCTACCACTGGCTCCAGAACGCGCAGCAGGGAGCGCACATTGTCTCCCTCGACAGCTACGCGGTAGGAGTAGACAACCGCGACCTCTACCCGCAATGGATTCCCGACGACGTCAAGCTAGACGTCTTCGCCGGAGACTCCCGCGACCCTGCGATAGCGGAGCACATCGGGCTCCACGCTCCCTACGACTGGGCCTTCATCGACGCGGGGCACTACTACAACGAAGTCTTGAGCGACTGGCGCACCTACGGCCCGATGGTGCGCAAGGGCGGCGTAGCGCTCTTCCACGACATCTTGCCGCCGTCTCCGAACCACCCCGAGATAGAGGTAGCGCGGCTCTGGAACGAGATACGGCAGACGCACCACACGCTCGACATCATCGAGAACCCGAATGCGGACTGGGGTGGCATCGGAGTCGTGCTGCTGTGAGGCTCCACACCACCATCGTCTCCTACAACCGCCTGGAGCTACTGAAGCGCACGCTGAATTCCTACGGCGAAACGGTGACGCTGCCGTTCTGGCTAGTCGTCGTTGACAACGCGAGCGACGAGAAGACGCGGCGCTACCTAGAGGCAGCCTTCAGTGACGGTTTCGTAGACGAGCTGGTGTTCTTCCCTGAGAACCGCTACCCCGGAGCCGCGGCTAACCAGGGCTTCGAACTCGCGCCTGAAGACGCGACACTGCTCCATCGCTCGGACAACGACATGGAGTACCTACCCGGCTGGTGCGACGAAGTAGCCGAGCGCTTCGAAGACCCGCAGCTATGGCAGCTAGGGCTTCGGACGCTCGAGGAGGAAGGCCCGCACCCCAACGTCGGCGGCAACTGCATCCTGCGCCGCGAAGCCTACGACGCCGGCCTGCGCTACTCCGAAGAGCCTTGGAGCAAGGTGCCGTTCGAGGACGCCAAGTTCTCTTCGCAGGTACGCAGAGCGGGGAAGCTACTAGGGCGAGTGCAGCGGCCCTGCGTCGTGCATATCGGGCTAGCTCATCGAGACGACCCCTACTACCAGGAGACGTTCCGGGTGCGCAATATCACCTTTGAGCAGTACGGGCTATGAGAATCCTTCTTACTGGTGCGGCGGGATTTATCGGGAGCCATCTAGCCGAAGCGTTCACTGGAGCCGGAAACGTTGTAATGGGCGTAGACAACTTCGAGACTGGGCGGGAGTCGAACTGGCCCGCGGTTTCGCTAGACATCTGCGACCGCTCTACGCTGTACGACCTCGCAAACGACTTCAAGCCCCGTCTCGTCATCCACTGCGCCGCCAGCTACAAAGACCCGCTGAAGTGGCACCGGGATACCGACGTCAACGTGGCCGGCGCCATCAACGTAGCCGCCGTAGCGAAGCACCACAACGCGCGCATCATCTACTTCCAGACGGTGCTGCCGCCTATCTCCAGCTACGCCATCTCGAAGATCGCGGGCGAGCACTACCTACGTCTTAGCGGGCAGCCATTGACTGTGTACCGGCTTGCGAGCGTCTACGGGCCTAGGAACCTATCCGGGCCTATCCCGACGTTCTACAGGCGAATCAAGGCCGGAGAGACGTGCACGGTGGTTCGGGACGTGACGCGCGACTTCGTGTTCATCGAGGACTTGGTAGAGCGAGTGCTGCAGGGCACTGAGACGGGAGTTGTCGACGTGCGCAGCGGCACGGAGACGGCGATTCAGGACTTGCCGGGGATGATCGGAGACGTACTCGGCGCGGAGCCCGCCTGCAACCTCATCGACAAGCCGGTAGACGACGTACCGCACTATGAGATGAACGGCGTGCCCCGCGTCGGTACTCCAATGGCTACGGGCATCGCGCGCACCGTGGCGTGGTACGAAGAGCACGGAGTCGAGGACACTTACACTCATCTCACCCTGGAGGGACGATGACACTCAACCCCGAGAAACTCCGCGACCTACTGACCGATGCGGTTGAAGCGGCCTACGAAGAAGGCTCGAGCATAGGGGTACTGCTCAGCGGCGGTATCGACTCATCTACCGTCGCCATGCTCGCGCCGGAGCTGCCCGTCTTTACCGGCTACTACCAGGGTTTCCTGTACGACGAACGGCCGTGGGCGCGCATCGTGGCGCAGGGGCGCGAGTGGCACGAGATTGAGATTACGCCGCAGGACTTCATCGACAACATCGATGCCTGTCTCCGGTCCCTCGATCCCCCGTTCGAGGGGCCGGGTACGTTCGGGCAGTACATGGTGGCGCAGTACGTCTCCGAGGAAGTCGAGACGGTGCTATCCGGCGAAGGCGGCGACGAGCTCTTCGGAGGCTACGCGCGCCTCATCGCAGTAGCGGGGCTGCCGATGCCCGAGGGTTACGAGAACTACCGCCAGCCCGAGGGCTATCCGGAGACGCTCGAGGAAGCTCTGGCCTGGGAGTGGGAGCACCTGTCGGCGCTCCTGCGCGTAGACGAGCAAGTCACGAAGGCGCACGGCCTCAAGGCGAAGGCTCCGATGGCGGAGTACCAGCCGCTCATCGACTACGTGATGAGCCTCGAGCCGATGGAGCGCGTAGGGAAGGCAGCGCTGAAGCAGGCTATGCGCGGGCTGGTACCTGACGGGATTCTCGAGCGCAAGGACAAAAAGGGCTTTCCTGTTCCGTATGTCGAATGGGCGCAAGGGCCGCTGCGAGACTTCATCGGTGACCGCATCGGCTACGTGCCCGACGCGGACAAGCCCTGGGATCGCAAGTGGTGGCTCGACCTCTGCGCAGGGCAGACAGCGCTGGTCTAGATGCTCTCGATAGTCATTCCTACAATCGAAGGGCGCGAGGAGAGTTGGGAGCGCTGCGTAGCTGCGTACTCCGCTACTACACCTTTCGCTGTCGAGTTCATCCATATGCACGACTACGCCAACTGGCCTACCGCATGCAATGAAGGCTTTCGCAGGGCGAAGGGCGACCGGCTCCACTTCACGAGCGACGACCTAGAGCCGCTACCCGGCTGGTGGGAAGAAGCGCTGCCCTGGCTCGACTCCCACGACGAGCTCCCCGCCCCGAAGGTGCTCAACCACTCCGCCGACGGCCCCTGGGACAACGTAGTAGACGGCGGCGACGGAGGTACGCCGCACTTCACCCGCATCCCTTTGATGACGCGCAGCCAGTACGAGCGCATAGGCCCGTGGCCGGAGATTGACTACGGCGCCGACGTCTGGCTGTCGGAGAAGGCGCGTCTGCTTGGTATCGAGACGCGCATGTTCCACTCCTACGCCTTCGTACATCACTGGGAACAGGTAGGGCGCATAGATACCCCGGAGCGGCTAGCGCATAGCGAAGCGCAGCTGAACTCCCTACGCGCGGCGGGGCTGAAGTGAGCCTCGCGCAACGCTCGATAGATCACTGGTCGCTGCATCAGGTAGCGGACGTACCGCTCGACGTCACCGCGGAGCAGTCGCTAGCGATGATGGACCGACGCAACGCCACCTACCCCGGCCTGCTCGACCTGATGCCTACGCAGAAGCCGGGGCTGACGGTACTGGACTACGGCTGCGGCCCAGGGCACGACGTGGTGGGGTTCCTGCTTAGCGGTGCGGAGATGGTCTATGCCTACGACGTCTCCCCGAAGGCCATCCAGATGACGCGAGCTCGCTGCAAGGCGCACGGGTTCGACAACTACCGCACGATGTGGGGCACGGCTCCGCTAGAGCAGGTGGACTACGTTCATACGGCCGGCGTCATCCACCACACTCCGAACCCCGTGCAGACGCTGAAGCGGCTACGCGGAGCCCTGAACCCCGATGGCGAGATACGCATGATGGTGTACGACTCCGGCTCCGACTTCTACCGCCGGATAGCGGGCGGCAACCCCGAGACGTTCGCTGCGCTAGCAGACGGAGAAGCGCCCATCACGCACGCCTGGTCTAGCGCCGAAGTCATCTCGATAGCGCAACAGGCAGGGCTCGAAGCTAGCTACGTCGGCTCCTACCTCCATCCCGGCGAGATAGAGGGGCCGGGGCTCAGTTCCTGCTGGAGCCTGACGCGATGAGGCTCCATGTGCTGACGGCGGTATCGCGCCCGGAGAACCTGGGGCGGGTAGCGGAGAGCTTGTACGAGGCGCAGAAGTATTCGTCAGATATCAACGTCATCTGGCATTGGAAGCTAGACCTGGAGCGCCAGCACGTCGGCGGGCAGTACCTGAAGAACGAGATGCTAGACACGTTCGATGATGGCTGGGTGTGGATTCTGGACGATGACACCTTGGCACACCCGGATGTATTCGAGGTAGTGGTAAGTGCTCGACCGGGCGTAGACGCCGTAGTCGTATCCCAACTCCGTACCGACGGGCGCGTCCTTACCGCAGGCTCTACCGAGTTAGGCTTCATTGACGCAGGGCAGGCGTTCATCAAGCGGCAATGGATCGGAGATAGGCGCATCCCGCTGGACTACAACGGTGACTGCTACTGGCTGCAGGAAGTTCTCGCTGCTGCTGAGGTAGCGTGGCTCCCCGACGTGGTGAGCCTGCACAACGCCATCAGCGGCGTTGACGTCTCCCGGTGAACATCGCAATCGTCACGCCCTGGCTCGACCACCTCGAGCTGGCGGACGACTACTTCGAGGCGCTACTGCCGGAGATGGAGCCAGGGGATGAGAGCATCATCATCGACAACGCCTCCACCCGCCCGCTGCCGTTTGCGCACGTTCGGACTAGGCGCAACCTCGGGTTCAGCCGCGCTAGCAACATCGGGCTGCGCAAGGCCTCGACGGATGCGGTGCTCTTCCTCAACAACGATGTCCGACTCGGGAGGAGGGGGTGGCTGGACGAGATACGCGCCGCGCTCGAGCCGGGGGAGCTGGCAGGGCATCTGCGCTACGACAGGCACGCTGACGTCGACGGGGTAGCGATGCCGTACCTCGACGGCTGGTGCCTCGCGGGAATGACTTCGGACTTACGCGCTCTAGGCGGCTTCTCTACGGAGCTCGAGGAGCCTGCGTACTACTCCGACAACCTGCTCTCGCTCGAAGCTAGAGCTAGGGGTATGGCTCTACGTGACGTATCCGTAGGGCTAGAGCACAAGGAAAGCACGACCTCCCAGCCTTCGCGGAATCCGCGAGTTGGTGAGATCACTCTTGCGAATCGGGAGCTCTATATCTCCCGCGCGAGAGCCGTCCTCGCGACGGCGTAGAATCTGAGGCGCACTAGCGCTCTCGGGGCAAAGCACGGAAAGGAGTTGATGTGGCGAAGAAGCTCGCTACCGACTGGAAGATCGTAGTCGGAGCAGTTCAGTTGTCCGGCTGGGGGTTCGATGTCCAGATCTCGGACGAGAAAGAGAAGGTGGACGTTTCCGGCTTCTCCCCGCTAGGCGCTAAGGAGTTCCTGCCGGGCGTGGCGGAGCAGGGAGTCGACGTGTCCTTCCGCATGGACTACGCGGCAGGCGGCCCGCACCAGACCATCTACCCGCTGTACGCAGGCGGCTCGGTGTTCAAGTTCTGGGTGCAGCCCGACTCGGACGCAGGTACGTCCGGCACCAACCCCTGGTACGGGGGCACGGCTAGCTGCTTCAGCTACCCGGTGGGTGCGTCGTTGAACGAGGGTGAGGAGATCACGGTGAACTTCGCGCCGGCTCCCAACTCGTCCTTCGTCTGGGGCACGGCAGTAGCAGGCCCGTAGGTGGCAACCGGAGCACTCAAGGTCACGGGGCTCCGCGAGCTTACGAGGGACTTCAAGCGCATCTCGAAGGACCTCAACAAAGGGCTGACGAAGGAGCTCAAGAAGGCCGCAGAGCCGGCGGCAGAGAAGGCGGAGGAACTGGCTCTCGGGCGCATTCGCAACATGCCCCGATCTCCGCACTGGGCGGGCATGCGCATCGGCGTATCTACCGCGAAGGGCGTTGTCTACATGGTGCCCGCCGCGCGTAGCCGTCGGCGCATCTCGCGCCCGAACCTGGGGCGACTCCTGCTCGAAGAGGCGATGGACCCCGCCGTAGAGGAGACAGCCCCCGACATCGTGGAAGCGATGGGGGATTTCATAGACCGCATCGCAGACGGGAACGGGTTCATCTAACTGGAGGGAGGCAGTATGTCCCGACTCGGGACTATCTGGATCGAGGGGGAGGAGTACGACCTCGACCGGCTCAAGTTGAAGGAGATGCAGGAGATACAGCGCATCTGCCAGCGGCCGAAGACAACCGCGAGCGGTGAGTTCGTGCTGCTGGACGGTGCTCCCTACATGGAGCCTACGCCGTTCTCGGAGCTGGAGTTCTACGACGCCGACGTACAGGTGGCGCTCGCGTTCGTCATCGTCCGACGCAGGCGGCCGGAGTTTACTCTCGCGGAAGCGGGAGAACTCGAGCTGGCGAGCTTCGGTGAGGCCGATGAGGAGGTGCCTGACACCGGCCCCCCAGCCGAGGGCGTAACGGAGAACGGGCAGAACTCTTTGACTATCGAGAGCTCTGGTCACCTGGACTCCGCTACGCCGCTCCCTGGCTAGCGCCCTGGGATATTGAGGAACTGACGCTGCGGGAGTGGCAGGACATATGCGGGGATCTGTACGCCCAGGAGAAAGCCGCGAAGAAGGCCGAGCGCGAGGCGAGCAAGAGGAGGTGAGCGATGGCGAGTAGGAAGCTGCAAGTCGAGATCATCGGCGATGCCTCTAGTCTGAACAAAGCCTTCTCGAAGGCCGGCCAGAGCTCGTCTCGTCTCGGTACTGCGTTCGCGAAGCTCGGCAAGGCCGCTGTAGTAGCCGGCGCTGCGATGGCCGCGGGGCTCGCGGTAGGCATCGTCAAGTCCATAGACGCTGCCTCCGACCTGGGAGAGCAACTCACGAAGACGGGCGTAGTGTTCGGCAAGTCCTCGAAGGAAGTCCACAAGTGGTCGGAAGGACTCGCTAGCTCCTTCGGCCTCTCCCAGCGCGCTGCTCTCGAGGCCGCGGGCACGTTCGGCAACATGCTCGTCCCGATGGGCTTTGCCCGCAAGGACGCCGCGGGGATGTCGAAGGACTTCGTGGAGTTGGCCGCGGACATGGCCTCCTTCAACAACGCCTCTCCCGAGGAAACGCTCATGGCGCTTCAGTCCGGCCTAGCTGGACAGTCGGAGCCGCTACGCCGCTTCGGCGTGTTCCTGAACGAAGCCCGCATCAAAGCGCAGGCGCTCGAGATGGGGCTCTATAGCGGCAAGGGAGCTATCGACGCACAGGCCAAGGCCGCAGCGACGGCGGCCATCATCTTCAAGGACACCGCCGATACCCAGGGCGACTTCGGGCGAACGTCAGAGTCGCTGGCGAACCAGCAGCGCATCCTGAAGGCAGAGCTGGAGAACTCCGCGGCAGCAATCGGCACTGCGCTGATGCCCGCCGCTGTCGCTCTACTCGGAGTTATCACCCAGGTGATCCCTGTCGTTACCGAGTGGGGCACCAGGCTGTCCGAGGCGGTAGGGCCGCACATCACGACGGCTATCAATGCTCTTATCCCTACGTTCCTGAACGTCAAGCAGGCCGTTCTCGGGTTTATCCAGTCAGCCAGGGAACTACTTCCGACCCTGCTAGCTATCGCTAGCCCGGTGTTCTCATTCGGCGTCTCTAGCTTAGGGCAGTCGTTCGGCGTTGCGATTGTCTCTATGGTCGCGTTCCATAAGGTGGCTACCGCGGTCAACGCTGCCCTGGTACAGATGCGGCTCGCTGCTAGCGGAGTGGGCCTAGCCAGTCTCATTAGCCCGATAGGACTGCTGACCGCCGGGGTAGGACTGCTCGCGTTCGCGTTCTACAAGACGAAGATTGCGAGCGACGACGTAGCGACCTCAATCGACAGACAGCGGGCGGCAATCGATGCTCTGAAGACCGCCACTTCCGACGCGGCTCACGGGCAACAGCGTCTGCGTGACGCGAACATCGCTCTGAAGCAGGCCACGCTCGACGTCACGACTGCGCTGCAACGCCGGAATCAGATCGAGAAAGAAGGAAAGAAGGGCACCGACGAGTTCAAGCAGGCCCAGCTCGATGTCGAGCGGGCGTATTCCGGCCGTAAGCGGGCGGAGCTAGAGGTACGAGATTCCAACGAGGCTCTCGTAACCTCTACCCGCAAGCAGGCCTCGTCGCTGAAGGAGCTCCGCACGGAAGCAGCCACCTCGACCACAGAACTCGGGAAGCTCGCGGCGAATCTACAGCGCTCGGGGAAGGAAGCTGAGGCTCACGTTGTCGTTAAGAGGTACGGAGAAGAGATGGCGCGACTCGCGAAGGCGGCGCACAACGTCTCCGAGAAGACGGCGGAATCCAACCCGAAGCTCTCGGCGGCCGCGGAGAACTTCGCGAAGAACGCAGCAGCGGCGGCTGACTACGCCAAGCGCACTAAGGAGATTCCTCCTGCTCTGACCGCGGCTATCGGCCCGGTTGGTGCGGTGGGGCGGAGCATCGGCGTATCGCTCGGGCAGGGTATCCAGGCGGGGATTAGCTCTCAGGTAGCGGGCATCGCCGCGACGGCCGCGGGGGCGGTAAGGGCAGCTGAAACTGCTGCGCGCTCGGAGGCGAGAGCGAAGTCGCCGTCTCTGCTCTTCGCGGCAATCGGCCGTGACATGGCGGACGGTATGGT